GAGGACCCCATGTTTGGTAAATTATTAAAATATGAATTTAAATCGACAGCTAAGTGGTATTTATTGATCACCCTGATCGCACTAGGTTTGTCAGTGATTACAGGTGTTATTGGTGGAAGTGCTACAAACGGTTTTGTGAATATGGAAACCAATAGTATGCAAATCATAACTGGGACTCTTGGGATTCTCATTTTTGGAGGAGTCATTGGTCTTTATCTTAGTAACTACTATATTATTATTCGTCGTTTCTATTCCAACTTATACGGACGTGAAGGTTACTTGACCTGGACCCTTCCAGCTAGCCCTCATGCGATCATTTTGTCTAAATTTGTGGGAGCTTTAGTAGCGAGTCTTTACTGCCTATTCCTTCTATTTTTTAGTGGTTTTATCACAATTATTGTGATGGGCGCTGTCATTGGACAAGACCTCTCTCCTGTATTTAGTATTATCGCTGAGGCTTTTAGTCATTCTATTGCTTATTGGATTATCATCTGGTGGATTTTTACCACAGCTTCAGGAATCTTACTATTTTATGTATCAATCGCACTTGGCCAACTCTTCCAAAATCGTCGTGGATTGAAGGCTATTCTGTTTTTCTTTCTCTTGTGTATTGTGTTAAGTATCATCGGTACAGCAGTCAATCCATTAAAAGATTCATATGCTGTCGGATATGCATTGGTTTATGGAAATATTGATGATTTGGGAGCAAACTTCATTCCAGGTCTCATCTATGAAGTCATTAAGATTGTTTCTATGTACTTCACCATTCACTATATCAGCAAATATAAGTTGAATCTTCAATAAGAACAGTTAATTGAACAAGGAGCTCCCCAGTGGAAGCCTTCTTGTTCAATTTTTTTCTTTTGCATTTTTAGATACATTTTGATATACTAATTGTATTCGTTTTGGGGTCGTTACGGATTCGACAGGCATTATGAGGCATATTTTGCAACTCATCTAGCGGATGTAAAACGCCAGTTAAATATAACTGCAAAAAATAATAATTCTTACGCTTTAGCTGCCTAAACACCAGCAGGCGTGACCCGATTCGAATCGCTCGTGTTTGATGACAGGTCTTAATTTTAGCGAGATACGATCTAGCTTTGTCTAGGAGTTAGATAAGAGATTGATAGACTCGCAACTACAGGTCTTGAGTTATGTGTCGTGTAGCTGTTAAACTAAGACATAACCTATGGTTGTAGACAAATATGCTGGCAGGTGTTTGGACGTGGGTTCGACTCCCACCGGCTCCATATATACTTTCTAAAGTTTTCTAAAAGTTTCTAAAACGTTGTAAAAACAACGTTTTTTGTTTTATACTTTCTATTCCTTTTTGAACCTTTTTGAAACTGGCAGACCCAAAAACAGACCCTTTTTTATCCAAAGGGTCTGTTTTTTTGTTATTTGTTTAAAAATCAATATAGTTTGCAAATTTCTCACCAATGTCATCCTTAGCCTCTCTGGTGATGTGCGTATAGATGTTCATGGTTGTTTTTAAATCTGAGTGTCCAAGTCTATACTGGACCTGTTTGAGTGTCATTCCAGCTTCGAAGCATAGACTGGCATGTGTATGTCTGAAGCCGTGGATCCTAATCGGACGCACATCCGAATCTTTGACAATTTGTTGTAGCCATTTCCGTGGTAGTGTTCCTGGTATTGGTTTTCCAAATTCATTCTCAAAGATAAAAGTAGTAGTAGGATTCATTTCTCTCCACTCTGTGAGTAGTTCACTTGTCTTTTCGTCCAAGCTGATCAATCGGTTGCTACTTTTGTTTTTTGTAGGACCGACAGATTCCCCGTTAAATCCTCTCGTAATGGCTTTGTTTATGCTCAGAGTGTTATCAGTCCAGTCTTCCCATTTAAGGGCTAAAACCTCCCCTTTTCGAGCCCCTGTGAAGGCTAGAAGACGAAAGAGGACTTTCTTTCTCAGTTCATCTGTTTGGTCTACTAATTCAAGGAAAGATTTCAGTTCCTCCTTATCGTAAAAATCGCTATCTGCATCTACTTGCTTTCTGACAAGCGTTGTTACACTTTCAACCGGATTTGTTGAGATGTATCCGTGTCTGATAGCGTATTTACATATGTTATTCATCAGGCCTTTCATCTTACGGCCATAGACTAACTTCTTAGACCAGGAATTGACTTGTTCTTGAAGCTGAAGAGGAGTGAGTGAAGATATTTTTTGATCTCCTAAATTCGGATAAATATGATTTTTTATATTCCGTTCGGTCTTGATGTAGGTGCTATCCTGTACTGTGTCAGCATATTCCTTGAGCCATTTTTCAGCGACTTCCTCGACAGTGATTTCCTTGACAGTGATTTCCTCGCTATTTTTAAGGTCAGTTTGAAGTTGGAGAAGTGCTGCCCTTGCCTTGGCTTTTGTCTGGAAGCCCTGACGTTTTACATACTTGTCTTTTCCGTTTTCTTTGCCGACATAGATTCTAAACTTATAAGCTGTGTCACCATTTTTCTTTTTGTAAGATTTAATTTCCATTGCCTTTTCCCTCGTTTATTGGTACAATAGGCATAGTGAAAAGGGCTTTTTCAAGCCTATTTTTACGCCTTAACAGTTTCCCTGTACTCTACGCCCCAAATGTTGAGTGCAGGGCTTTTTTATTTGTCTTAATTATTTATCAGTGCTTTTTCAATAGCATTCTTGATTTCTAATATTTTAGCCTTATCTTCTTTGTTGAATGTGATTGTATTCTCATCTTTCACAGCATCAAACACTCCACCTTTAGGCTCAATACTGCCAGGAAAAATCAACTGAAGATAGCCTACTGTTTTACCCGGTTCTTTTAATTGATAAGCAGTAATCTTTGATAGTAGTATAGATTTTTCCCCATCAAGTCCTTGCAACAAAGCATTGCTGATTGTATTTTGTCGAGCGATACGAATGAAATGATCATCAATTCTTACTAGAGTTTTTTGATTAGCAAAGAAAAACGTCTCTTCATTTTCAGTAGATTCAAAGAGTTGAATTTCTTCTGACTCATCGTGTTTTTTTCCAAAAATAGCCATTGTATTTCTCCTTTTTTAACTAATTAGTGAATTATATTCGTCTTTGACCATCGTTTCACTAGCAATGGTCTTCAGACTGTATTTCTCCATAAAATGCAGATAATTGAATTCTCTTACATCATCCATCAACTTCAATTCTTCTTCAAGCAAGTGATGAATCATGCTTCTATCAGCTTGCAATTCGCAAAGCTCCCTGTTCAATTCGTATTGAAAAGGAGTGTGTTCTTTGTGACCCAACTCATGTAGTGCCACTTGCTTTTGGTCTTTTTCCGATAAATTAATATCTAGAGCGAGAACCTTTAATGCTGGATTGAAGAAGCCTGGGCTGTGCCATCCGCTCCCGTCAAAATAGCATAGACTTACACCCTCAAGGGCGCAAAGCTCTCTTACCGTCATAAATGCACCTCTATTTATTTTTTAAGTGTGCCTCTAAGACTGCTGTGATAAAGTCAATATCTTCTTCGGTAAGTGGTCTCCCATCGAATAACATTGATTGTGCAGCAATATCTCTGAGGTCTAATGGTGCAGAAGCATCACCATCTTTCGCAATGTTAGGATTTTCTGTGCGTCCCAAGAGGTAGTCGGTGGACACGTTGAAATAGTCTGCGATCTCTTGCAGTCTCTCAGCATTTGGTTTTTTATTTTTCATGCTATAGATTGTATTTCTACTATATCCAAGTGTTTCTTCAAGTGAATTAATAGAAATTCCACGCATTTGACAAAGTTCTTTAATTTTTTCGAATAAAGAAAACATTGATTTATCAACCTTTCTAAGGCACGACAAAAAATAATTTAAACTTTAGATTAAAATTGTTGACAAAATGCAATCTATAGTTTAAAATATTATTTGTAAGCTAAGGAGTTAGCGAACAAGACTACTAAAAAAATAAAACTTAAGAACTGATTGGCATCCGTTTTCTCTAGGTAAAATCACCTTTTTAGTAGGTCTTTTCTCTATGCTTAAATTCTAATCTATAGATTGTATTTTGTCAAGAGGTTCGCTAACTTTTTAATTTAAATTTTAAAAGGAGGTCATAAGATGAGTGATTTATCAAAAAAATCACTACCAATCCAAGATTTAGAAATCAAGATTAGTAGTGATTCTGGTGTTCCACACGTCATTTTGAATGGTATCGATTTCCAAGCTGAAGATATCGGCCTTAAATCTATCAAAATTATCTGGGGAACCAATGGAGAGAAAAGCCCAGGAACTCTCATTCAAATTGACTATATAGATGCTCGTGAACAGCTACACGAAGCAACTGTCAAGCAATCATTTCAAAATACGTTACTTAAATAACTCTGGGTTTGTGGTGAAGTTAGCAATGATTTGAGAAGCTGTTTGAGATAGGAAGTTTAGTGAAAAGACACCTACTTTTTCAGCGACACTCTTGGTTTCTCTCCAAACTTTAGGACTCCTAATAGAATCAAGAAACTGATGTCCTTCGTAAGTCATGCCATGAACAAAAGCAACATACAACGAATTTGAACCGTCAAACTTTGGAGTCCAATTTATAAAACCAGCTTCTGATAGTAACTTACAGTGGTAAACAATAGTATTTATCTCATATTTGTTAGCTCTGTTAAAGTTCGAGTTACTTGAGAAAATAAACGGTTCAGGATATTGATGTAGTTCTTCAATGTCTAGCAAAATATTTCTTACTAATTCTGGTTCAAATTTCATGTTACACCTCAGAGTTTTATTTACATTATATCAAAAATAGAAAGGAAAAAATATGAGCCAACAACATCAAAAATGGATTCAATTGGTCAAAGAGAAATTGAGTTCAGAAGGAATGACACAAACGCATCTCGCTCGCGCTTGCGGAGTAAAGAAGCCGACCATTTCAGAATTGCTGAAATATGGGAAGGGCAGTGACAGACTTAAAAATCGAGTCTGCGATGTCTTAGGTATTGATGAGACTTGGGTTGATTTAGGAGAGTAGGAAATGAACGAAATCACTTTATCAAACAATCTATCTCAGATAGAACTGGAAATTAGTCACCACAAGCAAATAGCTGGCCAGTCGATTTGGGAAATCGGCAGGCGCTTGAACCATGTGAAAGAAAATGATTTGGCACATGGGCAATTTTTAGAATGGCTAACAAAGATGAACATTGAGCGAACAGAAGCTCATAGAATGATGAAAGTTGCAGAAGAACTTCCAAATGTTGCAACGTTGCAACATTTGGGAACCACAGCACTTCATCTGATCGCAACTCTTCCAGAAGAAGAGAAAGAGGAGCAGATTCAACGCATCGAAGATGGGGACACTCCAACAGTGCGAGAGCTGCAGGAAGTCAAGAAAAAACTCAAGCTCAGCAAGCAAGCGAACAAACTTCTACAAGCTGAGAATGAGAAAATCAAGTCTTCCAAGATCAAAGTTAAGGAAACGATCAAGGAAGTCGTCCCGGACGACTACAAAGCCACACAGGACCTAAACAAGCAATTGCTAGAAAAGAATAAGGAACTATCTAAAACCGTTAAGGCAATGGAAGAACGCTCCGAATTTATCGAAAAGCAACTTGCTGACATATTGGCCCAGCGTGAAGAGGTTGATAAAAAATCCGCTCAGTATGATGAATTGACACGAGCGATTGAAGAATCGCAAGGGCAACTTAATAGCGTGCAGAAGCAAATCTCAGCCTACAAGAATATCACAAGCCTACTTCAAAAGGGAAATGATTTCTTGGCAAGTATGGGTGGTTTGATCTACGCAGATGAGGAGAAAGTCCTCAAAGCAGACGGAATCATCCGAAATGAATTTGATAGTTTCATCAGTCGTGGGCTTCGTTTCTTTAACGACCTGAACGATATCCGCAAAGAAAGCAACATTTTAGAAGGAGAATTTGAATAATGAACGAAATTGCTATGACACAAACAGAATTAACAGTGGAAGATACAATGATCCACGCATTGCAGGAATTGAAAAAACTGAAAGAAGGACAATCCGTCTTATCAGCCGATATAGATTATTTGAAGAATGAGCAACCAGTCAATCCATCAATTTGTTTGGCTCTTGAAAAAATGAGAAAACAAAAGGTCGTTGAAATGCTTGGTGGAAAAGATAGTCAAGCATATCGCGACAGACATTTTGCTCAATCTGTATTCTCGCAAGCTGCAAAAGATTTCAAGGAATACTTCCGTATCCCACGCTATGACTTATTGAAGCGCAAGGACGAGGAACGAGCATTTGACTATTGGAATAACTGGGAGCCGTCAGCAAATACCAAACTTGAAATCAAAAATCGTAACGGACAGATGAGTTTGGTTGGATGAGGAAAAATAAATGAAAATGAAATTAAAAATGGAATTGAACGTATATTGTGAGGTTTTAAAATAATGAGGAAAATTAACATTACTTTAGAAGGTCAAAACGAATTAAATGAAATCTTGAACGAAGTCGCAAAAAAAGCCAAGGAATTGCAAGAAGCATTCGCTCGGCTAGAACAATTTGAAATTAAAATTTCAGTTTCTCAACAACAAGTTGAGTAGTAGCATCATTAAGCATTTCTTGCCATGTTGAGAAATTCGTATTCTCTGATACAAACACATCAAGAACCGCTTCATCAGCTTTTTCGAACTCTTCAGCATTCGTAATGGTCTCTGGACTTGCCTTTAAAAAGTCCTCGATTGAGTCATATTTACTTACTGATTGCATATATGATTTTGGGAAAATTTCATCAAAATCATAGCTACCACTTAATTGCTCAGCTTTCTGATTGAGTTCATCAAATACTTTGTCCAATCCTGAAAAATCAAAAGTCATAAGTTGTCCTCCTTTCTTGGATATTTGACACACGATTTTCATAAGGAGTAAGAGGTCTTATTTAATCGTTTTTGTCGGTAGTAAATTACCAAAATAATATAGAAAGGTCATCGGTCTTGAGATGGATTTTGAAGATGAAATTATAAAGTTATCTGACTGGCTAATTGAACAATCAGAGACTTATAGAGAAGCTTTAATCAAACTAGAAAAGCTTACTAAAAATATAGCTCATGAAATAATTTTAAGAGCTATAGAACAAAAGAAAAATAAAGAATAGAAAGGATTTAAAAAATGGTCCTAGAGCTATTTGGAACAGAATTTAAAGATAAGTTGTTTGAAGAACTTGTATCTCTAAATATCAAAGCAATGGAAGAAGCCAAACGCAGACAAAGCAGACAAATTACATGGGTTCCGATCAAACAGCTACAGGAAGCAACTGGCTGGGGCAGAACCAAGCTGGAAGAATGGCGTGATCAAGGGAAATTCCAATTTCAACAGTCCGGCAAAGGCGGGAAGTATCTATATAATTTGGAAGATGTTCAGCGATTCTGCCGAACACTACAAAAATAAAAAGCACCCTTTGAAAAAGGCGCTTTGAAAGAACTATAACTTAATTATAACACAATTTGAAGGAGAAGAAATGGATCCTATTAAAAGATTATTAAAATTGATGGAATGGCAAGATGCCAATCGTCCGCTGAAAGTAGAGGAAAAAGCCAAATTGATGAAATTGCCAGACAATGAATTTGAAAACAAACTTCATCAAATGGCTCTGGATTTTAAGAATGATGGGGTGATTAGAGCATGAGCTTAAAACAATTAAAATTTACTGTTTTATCACTTACAACACTATTCTTATTATTTTCAGGGGCAACAATAAAAATCATGTACGATCAAGAACAACACATCAAGGACCTAGAAAATGCGGTCCAAATGAACTTTGAAAGTATAGGTCGTTGGGCCGAAAGTATCGAAAAAATCAAAGAGACCAATAAGGCTCAAGATGTGATGATAAACAAATTCAACCGGGAACTTTTCCCGCAAAAAGAAACAAAAGAGGTAGAAGAAAATGACAACAATTGAAATTACTTTAGCAGTAGCTTTTTTAACATACATTTTACTTTCAGGATTCGCAATCTATGTGATGCGTGAAGTAATCGTTCGCCAAAAAGCCAAAATGAAACATTACAAATCAGCAAAATATCAGCGTGAAATGTGGAATAAGAGAATGTCAGAAATTCATCAAAAAAGAACAGTGAAAGGGATGTCTGAATTATGAGCGATAACGTACACAATCCAAAACACTACCAGGGGCGGAATGGTCTTGAAGCCATTGATGTTCATCGCAACTTCATGAATGATGAACAGTTAACAGGGTATCATTTGGGCAATACTCTAAAATATATTCTTCGTTATCGCCAAAAAAACGGGATTGAAGACTTGGAGAAAGCAAAGGTTCACATGGATTGGTTGATAGAGAAAGAGAAGGCGATTTTAAAAAACGAAAAGGATTTGAAAGGAGTGGAAAATGATTAATAATGTTGTACTTATTGGCCGTTTAACTCGTGATGTAGAATTACATCGAACATCTCAAGATCAAGCTGTTGGACAATTCACGCTTGCTGTAAATCGAAATTTTAAAAATCAAGATGGTGGATATGATGCAGATTTTATCAATTGCGTGATTTGGCGAAAATTAGCGGAAAACTTCGCAAGCTGGATCAAGAAAGGAAATCTGGTAGCAATCACTGGCCATATCCAAACCCGTAATTATGAGAATCAGCAAGGTCAACGTGTCTATGTCACTGAAGTTGTTATTGATAGTTTCAGAAGCTTAGAAAAGCGTGACAATTCAGCCAACCGGAACTCTATGGATGAGCAAATACCTCCTTCATTTGAGAGTAATCAAATGAATATCCCTGATGATGGTTTACCATTCTAGAATGGAGGAATGAAATGTCAGATAATAAGAAATACTACTATCTGAGAGTGAAAGAAAATTTTTATGACAGTGATGAAATGATTATTTTGGAAAGCATGCCAGATGGTTTTCTATACTCTAACATTTTGATCAAACTCTATCTGAGGTCATTGAAAAACAATGGTAAGTTGATGTTCAATGATCGAATCCCATTCAATTCTGAAATGCTTTCAAAAATAACAAGGCATCCTGTGGCAGTAGTAGAAAAAGCTGTCAGCATTTTCAAGGAAATGAACCTGATTGATGTTTTGGATAATGGTGCCATTTTTATGCTAGATATTGAATCATTTATTGGGAAATCGAATACAGAAGCTGATAGAAAGCGTGACTATCGCAGAAGAATTGAAAAGGAAAAACAAAAATTATTGTCGGGACATTTGTCCGGACAAATGTCGGACGAACATCCACCAGAGTTAGAGATAGAGATAGAGAAAGAAATAGAGATAGATATAGAGAAAGATTTAGAGAAAAATACGCTCAAAATCATCGTAGATGAATATCAGTCTCGTATTTCACCAATTGATGGAATCCAATTTGAAACTTTAAAAGAATTCATCACTCTGGATGGTATGGAACCAGATGTAGTTTTAAAAGCTATCAGTTTAGCCGCTGACAATGGTAAAAGAAATTTCAGCTATATTAGAGCTATTTTGCAAAATTGGAAAAACGATGGATTATTATCAATTGCAGCAGTAAACGAACGAGAACGGAAGTTTCAGGAAAGCAAAACAAAAGGACAACCAACAAAGCAACAAACAAACGTTCCAGATTGGTCAAAACCAAATTATACCAATCAAACAAGTGATCAAGAGAAAAAAGCTTTGGAGGAAGCGAAAAATAAAATGCTACAGAAATTAGAAAAGGATGGAAAATAATGTTTATCTTAAAACATGGATCAAAACAAGCAAAACCATTTATAAAATCTGTCGTGGTTGGTGCAACCGGTCTAGATATTTCGTTTTCAGAGGAAACTAAAGCCATGAAATTCGTATCTCGTGGGGTTGCCATACAGGTAGGAAATGCTTTAAGAAAGTCATTTGGTACATTCTATCCAGTAGAAATTGAATAAGGAGTTGTAATGTATCATGGCAGGCTATACAAAAAATCAGATAGAACATTTTAAAGAGCAACTCAAGCTCTTAATGAAAAGCCATAACTTGACAGCTAGAAAATTATCCAAAGAAATAGGCTACTCAATGACTACTATAAGCAGTCTATTGACTGGCAAAAGAAAAGTACACGAACATCACATAAAGATGATTTGCGAGTATTTTGAAATAGGAGAAGCAGCCATCATGGGTGATGCTGATGAGTTAGCTGATTATAAACTCTATGAAAACGGGCGTTATTTATGTACTGGTTCATTGAAGAAGTTAAGCAAAATTACAGGGAAAGATAAATTGCTATTGAAATTCTATGCAGATTTAAATAAAAAAGGCAAAGATACTGGCAATTTAAAACTTGTGAAAAAAATAGAAAGAGGTAATAATGGAGAATTTAATTTTAAATAATGTGAAAAAATGGTTTATTGATCGAGATCTAGAAAACGGTGGGCGACTAGATAAGCAATCATTAAAACTAAGTGAGGAATTCGGTGAGTTATGTGCAGGGTTCTTGAAAAAGAATGAAGCACTTACTAAAGATAGTATTGGTGACTGTGCTGTAGTAGTTGTAGGTTTAGCATTACTGATCAAAGCAGATGTACAAGGTATCTTTGAAGAGTCTAACAATATTAGACGAAAAGAAGCAATGGACTGCTTTAAATTACTAAATGCCAATATCAGTGAGTTTCAACTATCTCAAGATTTAGCAATCAAAAAAATGTGTCGTCATAACCTTGTGCGCATTGTAGCCTACTTGAAATCAATCAGTAATATTTTAGGTTATGAATTCCTTGAATGTTTCAATGGTGCATACAACGAAATCAAGGATCGCAAAGGAAAATGGATCGATGGTTCATTTGTCAAGGAAGAGGATTTGCCGAATAAATAAAAAACACGGAGGAAAAAGATAATGCCAAATTGGGCCGAAGGATCTCTTAAATTAAGAGGAAAATGCGAAAATATTGCATCAGCATTAAAAGAAATGCTATTAAACGACACTGTGACGCTAGAAGAAGAATGGGATGGTGATCTGCTTGTATTCAACAACACAGCTCCCTATTTTTACATTAATAAAACAAGACGAGCGTTTATTAATCAGAATCAAATAGAAGTTTGGCTTGAAGAAGAATTTTGTATCGTTGAATTGGATAATTTCCAGCAAGCGTGGAGTGCTATTCCAGAAAATTATCAAGAAATTTCAAGTAAGTTTGATATTGATATTAAAATTTTTACGTTTGAGAGAGGCATGGAATTCACACAGGAAATTGAAATTTCAAAAGGTGAAATTATCAAAAATGTTTGCTCTAATTATGATGATTATCAGTGGGAGGTCCCATTTAGTAATCTTGGAGGATAAAATGAATAATCGAGAGTTGATAGAACGAATAGAAAAATTAGATAGACTTAATGGAGATAGTTTAAATATTGAAAAAATAAAAATCATTTCCCTTGTTGAGCAACTAGAAGAATCGCCTAAAGCTGTAATACCGCAATCAGTAGCAGATTGGATAGAGTTCTGTAAAACCAATAACATGAGTTTGCGTTCAGCATATTATCCATTCTACAGTCACCCAGAAAATTCATCTAATGTCTATGAATGGGACTTGGTGAAATGTATAAAATGGGTTCGTTCAAATTGGAATTTGTTTGTGAGAGCTTGGAAAAACGGTTACGAGATTGAGGCAGAAAAATTATATAGAATCTCAATGCCCAAAACTGAAAACTATAAAGGACACATTCAAGTATTATGTGAAGAAAAGGATCATTTATTCTGGTGTGGAGAATGGAAAAGGTTTAAGACAGAATTCACTAAAAAAAGACTAGAAAAAGCTGGCTTTGGTGAATTATTTGACAGTAAACTATTTCATGTGGAGGAAGTGAAAGATGGAAGATTGGACTAGAGTTGTATTGTACGGAACGTATGACGGGTTCGTCCGTTCAACATATGAATCGCTACAAATCGCTGTGATTCTTGATGGTGGCGAAAGGGTAGAGATACCTAGTGAGTATGTCATGAGTACAGATCAAATTGTCAAGAAGGATAAAATAAAACTAAAAGATGTTATCAAACGAATTAAATACTTTGATCTTGTCACTCAAGCAGTATGGATCAATGGAATTTTAAATGAGCTGGGAAGCGGTTTTGGATTGCATAAATATCATGAAGGATATAAGCAAGGCAAGATCGAGGGTGCTATGGAACGTGAGAAAGTCCAAGTGCCGCAGTTTGTTGCGGATTGGATTGAATACTGCAAAGCCAGGGAAATTACTTTAGCTCACGCACTCTATCGTTCTGAAGAATCAAAAAACAAAAGCGTTTATTGTTGGATCATCGAAGACTTAGATCGCCAAGAAACTTTTGCTCGTGCATGGCTTGACGGATACACAGTCGAAGAAAAGCGGTTTCTTGTGAAGATTAAGGAGATAGAAGAAAATATTAATTGTCTTAATTATGACTATTCCGAAAGCGAGTGGTATTTCGCTGATGATGAAAATGGACCTGTCGTAGTAACACACCACACCCGTGATGAACTTGAAAACGCTGGTTTTGGTTGGGTGTTCGATTGTGAAGGAATTGAAATTGAGGAAGTGAAAGAATGATTCCAAAGTTTAGAGCGTATGACAGCAGTTCATACAAACGTATGTATCAACCAGACGAAGTGATGGTCGGAAATGGTGATATTTGGATAATTGATGAGGACTCTTGTGATAACGAATGGATAGTGAATAACGATCTTCATATCATGCAATCAACAGGATTCGAAGATAATCTTGAAGATGTGATTTTTGAAGGAGATATTATCCTTTGGACATATTGGGACGAATTCGAAGACAGTGGAATAGCAAAGATTATCTTTGATAAAGGTATGTTTAAGTTGTTAGATATATACACAGAAAAAGAAGTCTGGGATAATCTATTTGACTGTAATGAAAATTGTGATATTTACATTCAAGGCAATATCTACGAAAATCCCGAATTGTTGGAGGTAACAGAATGAGAGCAAACAAATACCCATATACACAAGTCAGTGGGAAGAGACAACGACTGCGGTTTATTCGTATAACAACGGAGAATATAAACTGTTTAGAGGTCTTGAAAACAAATTCACAGGAGAAAGAGTAGAGGTGAAGTAATGGGATTTATTAGTTGGTTAACTTTATTATTAATAGCTTTGAAATTGTTAGGTGTAATCTCTTGGAGCTGGTTCTATGTCTTTCTGCCTGCAATAGCTGATCTAGTAATTTCTGTTTTGATTTTAGTGATAGCTAAAATGATATGGGATAAGTAGGACTTGTTAAGGAATTTCAAAATTTTATTTATTTGTTGCTGACTTGTATTTGGCTCACTGGCTTATTGTGGGCATCAGTTATTGCTTACAGAAGTAGGAAAAAGAAATGAGAACTTATGTTGTAAGAAAATATCATGGTCATTCAAGTTGGATTGATCCTAAACATTTGGCAGAATATACTGAAGTTGAATTCAAGACAAGACATGAAGCTCTTGAATACTGTGAAAAACTTAAAAGAAAAGGAATAGTTGAAATTTATAATAAAGAGGTCGTTTAATGAAAAAAATGAGTAGTGGAGAGTTGAAACAGTTAGATGAAGAGCTGACAAGATTTAGATTTATTGATAAAGAAATTAGAAACAGGAAGTCAGAACTAGAATCAAATACTAGCGATGACATTATACTAGGAATTAGAACAAATAAAGTCAGTAAACCTACAGAAAATATTGTTATGAAATACGCTACTGATGTAACACTTAAGAATCTTGAAACCTTCAAAGAAACAGTATCGTGCCTTATAAAAAAACTAACTGAAGAACAATTTGAAATTTTTTACTTGAGATGGGGGCAGCCTGGTCTAGATTGGGAAGAAATAGCTGAGAAAAAATTCTTCAGCAGTTCAACAATTTATAGAAAGCGTAGACATATTCTTGAGACTTACGCTTTAATTAAAGGAATCTTGTAAATTGAGAATATAAGATATTGTATTCTCACACAAAATAAAATACTATAATCTTGTTCATGATAATCACATTATGGATGAGAGGTATACTAATAGTGGTTAGGGAGTTAGCTCAAATGGTAGAGCGATTGACTTTTAATCAATTGGTTGCAGGTTCGATTCCTGTACTCTCAATTCCTTATAAAAATAAATTTTAATATAGAGAGGGGGAACCGTATGGAAGAGGTCTCACCCATTAAAGACACGGATGACATTCAAGCGATGAAAGACTATCTGAGGGAATGGAATGAAATGTATTACATGCTATTCATAACTGGTCTCAATACAGGCTTGCGTGTTGGTGATATCCTCACACTAAAAGTCAAAGATGTTCAGGGATGGCACATCAAGCTACGAGAAAGAAAAACTGGCAAACAGATTTCCCGTAGAATGACAAAAGAGTTGAAACGAGAAATGAGGAAGTATGTCGAAGGGAAGCCATTCCATCATTTCTTATTCAAGAGCAGGCAAGGAGGAAACAAGGCCATCACTCGTGAACGAGCCTACCAGATCATCCATGAAGCTGCTGAAGAATTGGGCATTGACAATGTGGGAACTCATACAATGCGCAAAACATTTGGATACAAATACTACAATAAAACAAAGGACGTAGGCACACTACAGAAGATGTTCAATCACTCGTCTCCAGCAATAACGCTGAGATATATTGGAATTGAACAAGCTGAACTAGATGATGCCTTGAGAAACTTTGTTATTTAATTTTTATATTTTTGACATTAACATAATGAGTTAAGCATAAGCTAGAAAAAGAGAAACGAATGAAAGCCATATTCTAAAAGGATTTCAGAAACAAGGCGAGCTTAACAAAATATAAGATATGTGAAAGTGAGGGTGAAAAATGGCTACTGCAAAAAGAACATCAGATATAACTGTGGCACTTTATGAATGGAATAAATTGACAACCAGAGATATCTATGAAGACGATAAAGAAATATTTGGGGATGGATTTGATTTTGTTTGGGATGGTAAAACTCCAGAAATTGACGAGGAAGTTCTTGTATACAATCCAAAGACCCAAGAGATAACCACTGACATCTGGATTGATTTTGGGAACGGTGTTGGATTTGAAAACACTTATGAAGATACAGTATTCTGGATGAGTTATCCAAAACCACCAAAGGAGATGGAAGAATGAATAAACAAGAGTTGATAAAACGTATTTCGGAGCTGCCTTATTCAGAAGGTCCTATAGCAGATATAGTCACAGTAAATAGAAATTGGATATTGGAATCTATAGAACAACTAGACAAACCACAGGAAGTCCCAGTCCCGCAGTTTGTGGCGGATTATATTAAATATGCCATAGAGAATGATTGGGATTTTCAAGATTTATTTAAGCGTATAGAAGACGAAGAAGATGAAGAACTTCTGAGATGGGTTTATCACGAACGTAATCAAGAAACGCTTGTTGCCGCTTGGATCAATGGCTACACAGTTGAGAAAGAGAAACGGTATATAGTGAAGATGAGTGCAACAAAGCAACCGCTATTTTATAATAATATGTACGAGAAAATATTCTTTTCTTTAGGAGATTTAGCTACTCGATTTACACGCAAACAACTTGAAGGGCTTGGATTGGGTTGGGTGTTTGATTGCCCAGGAATTGAGATTGAGGAGGTAACGGAATGAATACAAAATTTAGAGCATGGGACGAAGAAAAACAAAAAATGTTTTATAGAGTCATGGTAGGCAATTGTGATCAAAACGATGAAAACCGTAATTGTCCAGTAGTCTACTATGAGGGCAGTGGATGGAAGCACTTCGAAGATTTGAAATACATTACTCAGTCAACACGCACTTATGACAAAGAGGGCAGAGAAATATTTGTAGGGGATGTCCTTCAAATTGATTTTGTAAAAGCTATTGTCCGCTTTGGGAAGTATCGCTACTATGAAGAAAAGGAAGTACTCTCTGGAAATGGTTTCTATCTTGAATGTCTAAATGTCATGGACCCAGATTGTATTTCACCTTATGAACCAGATGTATTGGATAAAGCTGAAATCATTGGGAACATTTTCGAGAACCCAACGCTGGAATATCATTTTATAGGATTGAGACCGAAGGAAGTTGAGGAAGAGAAATGAACAACAGTATGACGATAAAGGAATATATAGATATTCCATTATTAAAAAGTGCAGTAAATGAATTGAACATGGACATCAAGAATAATCCGGGTTTGAAATATGAGATTGTAGGATATTCCATTTGTAAAGATGAAACATTCAGCTCAACCGTTTCAGGAATCCTTGTACGCTGGGAAGGTACATCATTCGAAAAAATGAGAAAATAAGCTCTTGTTTTCTCACATAAAATAAAATATTATGATAGCATAGCTTTCAAGTATGAGAGGGACAGCCAATCAATTTGGTCTGTCCTTTTTGTGTGAGGAGGATTATATGTATAACAAAATTGTCAGACCTTCTTTGAAGACAAAGAAGTGGGAGAAGTTCAGAGATAAGATTCTAAGGAAATATAATTATCTATGTCAAGAGAGTTTGAGATATGGAATATCAGAACCAGCTGAAATGGTTCATCATATTTTTCCAGTGTCCGAATATCCTGAACTAGAATTCCAAGAATGGAATTGTTTACCTCTCACTAACAAACGACACAATACTTTTCATGACAGAAAGAATGATAAAGTTATTGGTCAAGGAATTTTTTGGCAAAAGAAACGAAAAAGGGAATTTTTAAATTTTTACAAAAATCGAAAAAATGAAATTTTGTAAAAATCGAAATTTTCAATTTTTCAATTTTTGAATTTTTCGATTATCCCCCCCATCAAAAAAAAATTTTTTCGAGCGTCTGGGAACCGGTGAAGGGAACTTTTTCCAAGTCGGAGGCCTTCAGACAAAAAGGGGATAAAAACTAAAGGGATTTTAGGAAGGAGGCCTAGTTTTTGGCAAAACCAGTCACAGCTAAATCTATCAAGTCAAAAGTCATCAAACAGATGAAAGAGCTTGGGACCTATCGCAAAGAATTTGACATGATCATTGACATCTTTGCAGGCATGCTATATCAGTATCAGAAACTTGCTCAGGACTATGCTGATATGGGCTACCCTGTCACAGATGTTTATGTTAACAAGGCAGGAGCTGAGAATGAACGTAAGGTCCCCATCCTAACAGCGATGGAAATCCTACGGAAAGACATACTCAGTTATTCTAATCAATTGATGATGAATCCAAAATCACTTGGTGAAGTAGTAGAGCAAGACAATGGATCTGTTCTTACTGAGGTTCTAAAATTCAAGGACCAAATCAAAAAGAAACGGGTGAAGTCTGATGGGTAACGTGGAGAAAGCTAAAGAATACGCTCAACACGTTCTGGACCATCAGGAAGAGCATTGTGAAGAGAACATTTTGGCAGCATCACGCTTTCTGAGAGATTTGGACAATCCAGAGTTTGAGATGGATGAAGACATGGTTGATTTTGTCGTTCATTTCATTGAACATACAATTGTCCATCAGCAGGGTGATGATATGTTTGCGGTCTCTATCCGTAATAAGCCATTACTTTTGCAACCCTGGCAACATTTTGTTGTCGTGAATCTCTTTGGCTTCTACATCAAAGGAACGAATGAAAGGCGCTTCAAAGAAGCCTTGATCATGCTTGCCAGAAAGAATGGCAAAACTTCCTTCACTGCTGCAATCGCTCTGGCTTATCAGATTCTTGATACAGATAGCGGTTCAAAATGCTATATTGTAGCCAATTCTGTCAAGCAAGCCTTGGAAGCCTTTGGTTTTTTGAGGTTCAATGTTGAGCGATGGAATGACAAGAACATCCGAATCAAAGATAACAACCAAGAACACTCCATCACTGCCAATTTTGGTGAGGAGGGTTCATTCTTTATCCAAGCACTGGCCAATGATGAAAGCAGGCTTGACTCTCTCAATGGGAATGTCATCATCCTAGATGAAGCACATACCATGAGAAATTCCAAGAAATACGGTCTCATGAAGAAAACAATGTCAGCATACCGGAACAGTATGCTTTTTGTTATTTCAACAGCCGGGGACATTCCAACAGGCTTCCTTGCTAACCGTCTGAAATATTGTCAGAAGGTATTGAAAGAGCTTGTCAAAGATGATTCATTCTTCATTTTTATCTGTAAGGCCAATCAGGCAACAGATGGCGATGTGGGAGACTACTTGGATGAGAATGTGTTGAAGATGGCAAATCCGTCATGGGGTGTTACCGTCTCACTCAAAGCCCTCAAGGAAGAAGCAGAACAAGCTTTGAATGATCCACAGACCAGAAATGAGTTCTTCAATAAGACACTGAATGTCTTCACCAACTCAATGAACGCTTATTTCAATCCTGATGAGTTCATTGCTAGTGATGACTGCTATGACTGGACCATTGAGGAGCTTGCAAGGCTTCCTATTCGCTGGTATGGAGGAGCTGACCTTTCAAGACTGCATGACTTGACCGCTGCTGCTCTCTATGGTGTATATAACGATGGTGAAAAAGATGTTGATATTTGTATCACACACGCTTTCTTTCCTCGTGTCAACGCTCAGAAGAAAGCCAATGATGATGGCATCCCACTATTTGGGTGGCAATCAGATGGATGGCTGACAATGAGCAACACTCCAACAGTCCTCTATGATGACATTGTTAAATGGTTCATAGAGATGAGACAGAAGGGCTTCAAAATTGCCGCTGTCGGTATGGATAGGAAATTTGGTAGAGAGTTCATGCTCAAAATGAAGCAAGCTAAATTCAAAATGATTGACCAGCCTCAATTGTTCTATTTGAAGTCAGAAGGCTTCAGAAGGATTGAATTGAAAGTTAAAAATAAAGAATTTTATTATGTACATTCGGACGCTTATGAGTATTGTGTCAGCAATGTCAGAGCCATTGAGAAAGTGGATGATGCTGTCCAATATGAGAAATTGGACGGTGATGGCGGTACAGCTAGAATAGACTTGTTTGATGCGAGTGTATTCGCTTGTATTCAGGCACTTGCTAACCTTGGTAAGAATAAGAATGTGATGGCTTACTTTGATTAGATAGAAAGGAGGTGAGAAATATGGGAATCTTTGACAAATTATTCAAGCGTGGGAAGTCTCAGACGATGTTCACAAGCTTTGGCAATTCTGATTTGGGCATCATGTATGATGGTGATGGTTATATACCATTAGCAAGAAACCCAGATGTGATCATGGCAGTCAATAAAATTGCTGACATGGTTTCAAACATGACTATTCAGCTCATGGAAAATACAGAATCCGGTGATGTACGAATCAAGGACGGGTTGGCCCGTAAGATTGACATCAACCCTTGTGATCACATGACAAGAAAATCATGGATCTTCAAGATTGTCCGGGACTTGCTCCTGTTTGGTGACGGAAATTCTGTGCTACATGTGGAATATGATCCAATGACTGACTACATCAGCAATCTCAGACCGTTTCCAATGTCAGAAGTGTCATTCAAGAGTAATGATTTAACATACATGATCCACTTCAGGGACACTGATTTCAATCCAGATGAAGTGGTCCACTTTGCCATCAATCCTGATCCAGACCGGCCTTATATTGGGACCGGTTTTAGATTGGCTTTGAAAGACATTGTGCGTAATTTGAACATGGCTACACAGACCAAGAAGGGCTTTATGAACGGAAAGAACGTTCCTAGCCTTATTGTGAAGGTCGATTCATCAAGTGAGGAACTAGGGACTGTTGAAGGTCGGGAAAAAATCGCTAAGAAATACTTGACTACAAGCCAGTCTGGTGAACCTTGGATTGTTCCTGATGCCTTGATGGAAGTGGAACAAGTGAAGCCATTGAGTCTGAATGACATTGCTTTGAATGAGTCAGTAGAAATTGATAAGAAAACAGTAGCTGGGATGTTAGGAGTTCCGGCTTTTGTGTTAGGTGTGGGAGATTTCAACAAAGAAGAATACAACAACTTTGTGAATACAACCATCATGAGCATCGCAACAACGATCACTCAGACGCTCACAAGAGACCTACTGACTTCAACCACACGCTACTTCAAATTCAATCCACGCTCATTGTATTCATACGACATCACAGAGCTTTCAACTGTTGCTCAACAAATGACCAACAGTGCTGCAATGCGTAGAAATGAGTGGAGAGATTGGGTTGGTATGACTCCAGATCCTGAAATGGATGAAATTATTGTTCTTGAAAACTATCTGCCACAAGGCGAGCTAGGCAATCAGAGCAAACTAAACAAGGAAGGAGGAAATGCCAGTGAAGAAACGTAATTCCTACATTGCTACTCAATTCGAGACACGAGAAGAACAAGAATCTGGTGACTTGATTCTGAGTGGCTACTTCATCCGGTTCGATGAAGAAACTGAGCTGTGGCCAGGCTATTTTGAAGTGATCAAACGTGCAGGAGTGGAAGAAGCCATCAAGAATGCTGATATCCGTGCATTGTTTAACCATGATCATAACCTATTATTAGGACGCACAGGGAACAGCACAGTGAGTCTCAAAGTTGATGACAAAGGCCTCTATGGTGACATTATCATCAACAGGAATGATCCAGACGCTATGGGAGCCTATGCCCGTGTACAGCGTGGGGATATTGTTGGATGCAGTTTTGGATTTATGCCAATCAAGGTAGATACCATTGAGCGTGAAGATGGGTCTTATCTTGATACAGTGCTAGAACTTGAGATCTTTGAGGTCAGCCCTTGCACATTCCCGGCCTATCCACAGACTGAAATTGCTGCACGGAAGAAAGACTTTGAAGTGATCAAACGTGCCAATGTTGAAGCGTTAAATGAACGCAAAATGAAAATTAAGGAGAAATACAATCTATGAACAAAGCATTGATTCTGGGCGCACGTATGCGCACCAAAGCAAACAAGATTGTTGAACTGGAAGAAGCAATTGAAGAATTGAACAACCGTTCAGCAATCGAAGCAGAAAAATTGGACCGTGCTGAAACTGAAGAAGAAGTTTCAACAGTTGAAAAAAGCCTTGAAGATCTTCAAAAAGAATTAGAAGAGAAACAAGAAGAAAAAGCAAAACTTGAAGAAGAAATTGAAGATCTTCAAAAACAAGTTGATGAACAAAATCGGAAAGCCCCAACATTCAAAGATGTTGAGCAACGTGGAGGAAAGAAATTGGAACAACGTGACGCAATTGCTAAATTCATTCGTACTGGTCAAACTCGTGACATTGAGGGTCTTAAAACAACTGACTCTGGAAGCGCTGCTTTGATCCCAACCGAAGTGTTAAAACCTCACTTCCTTGAAAAGACACGCAATCCACTCTTGGATCTTGTCCAACGTGTCAAAGTAAATAGCGGTTCTGGTAAATATCCAGTTATCAAGAAGACAGACAGCAAAATGGCTTCAACTGATGAATTGAAAGCCAATCCTGAACTTGGAAAACCAAGCATCAGCGAAATTGATTACTCAATTAAGACTTACCGTGGATACATCCCTGTATCTCAAGAAATGATTGATGATGCAGACTATGACATCATGTCAATTGTAGAAGATGAAGTATTCAACCAAGGTGAAAACACTGAATTGTCATTGGTCGCTACTATCCTCAAATCAGCAACTCAAGCAGATGCTGCTGGATTTGATGGCATTAAGGATATCTATAACAAGAAACTTAAATCAATCTACAAAGCAAGTATTGTTGTAACTCAATCAATGTTTGCAGCACTTGACAAAGTAAAAGACAAAAATGGCCGCTACATGCTTCAAACGGATGTCGCATCACCTACAGGCTACTCATTTGGTGGCAAAACAATCTACCCGGTAGATGATACAGTCTTTGGATCTGAAGGAGACATGAAGTTCTTCATTGGTGATGTTTCTGAATTTGTAAAACTCTTTGACCGTTCTCAAGTATCTGTTAAATGGGTGAACAATGACATCTATGGCCAATTGCTTGGTCTCTTCATCCGTTTGGATGTGAAGAAAGTAGATGCTGCTGCTGGATTCTTTGGCACATACACTGATGTTGTAGCATAAGGAGGTATCACATGACCTATACTGTAATCCGTCCATTCAAGGACATGCGTGACAAAGAACAACATGAATATAAAATTGATGATGTATTTCCACGCAAAGGCTATGAACCTGATCAAGAGTTTGTTCAAGGACTCTTGACAGGCTTCAATTCAGCAGGTTCGATTTTTATCACTGATGAAGTAGTGAAGAAAGCTACTAAGAAAGTAGAGGAGGCTGCTGAAGAGGTGGAAGAAACTGCTGAGAAAGCAGAAGAAACTGCTGAAGAGGTGGAAACAACTACTGAGGAAGTAGAAGAAACAACTGAAGAAAAGCCAAAACGCAAGAAAGCAACTAAGAAAGAGGAAGAATAGCATGGACACTGGTCAGTTAGTGGAATTACTAAAAATCAAATTAGGAATTGCTTCAAATTTGCGAGATAAAACACTAGAGAAGATTGTCTCAAGCGTCATCAGCGAATTAACAAACAATCTGGGTGTTGAACTGGTTCCAGATCGTGCTGACCATGAAATGTTCATTGTTGACTTTGCTGCTTATCGCTATGAAGGTGGTGTTGATTTGCCACGGATGAAATCACATTGATAGGTTTTAAAATTACAGGCAAGGACAAACTCAAGCAAGATCTGACTGAGAAAGTAAAGACTACAATCTTTTGTAAGAAAAAATCTATCACACGGTCCGAATTTTACCAAGCCAATCAGGCTGGTATTCGTCCAAATCTGATTGTTGATATTCACAGCTTTGAATATGACAATCAGGAGTTTGCTGAATTTGGCGGTAAGGAGTACCGGATTTTGAAAACATATCCAATCAACCTCAACATCCTTGAATTGACTCTAGTGGAGAAAATGACATGAGCCAAGATCTAGCCAGTCAAATTGCTAAAGCATTAGCAGAGTATTCCACAGAAGTTGAAGAAAAAGTTGACAAGATAGCAGAAGAAACAGCAGAAGAGACCGTCCAAGAATTGAAAGCAACTAGTCCAAAGCGTTTTGGGAAGTATGCTAAAACGTGGAAGAAGAAGAAAATGGGGAAAGGTAATTTTGTAGTCCATAACACAAATTACCGTCTCCCTCATTTGCTTGAATTTGGACATATCAAAAGGAACGGGGGACGGGTTTCCGGCATCGTACACATCAAGCCGGCAGAAGATCACGCTATTGAGAATTTTGAAAAGAAATTGAAGGAGATTGGAAGATGAAGCTGTCAGAGTTTGCAGATATTTTGGAACAGGCTGGCTTGCCAGTCACTTACAAGGCATTCAGGGAAGGAAATGTCCCCATGCTGCCTTACCTTGTCTATTTTGAAAGCTTGCCATCTATCACAGGTACAGACAATCAAGCATCATACAAGATTCGTGCTGTCACTGTAGAATTGGCATTTGAACGAAAAGATGAGGAACTAGAAGAACGATTGGAAGAGCTGTGGAATGGCCACAAGCTCTTTTATGATGTTCAAGAAGAGAACTTTATTGAATCAGAAAGACTATTCGTGAAGTCTTATGAAGTCTATCTATATTAAGGAGGAAAGAAATGACTGAAAACAAAGTTACATTTGGACTTGAAAATGTCCATGTGGCACCAATCCAATCAATCAGTGAAGCAGGAGTGATCACTTATGGTCAAGTATTCCGCTTCCCTGGAGCGATGGAATTAACACTGGATCCTAAAGGAGATTCTGGATCAGTGAAAGCTGATAACATTGATTATTACTTCATCAACTCAAATGAGGGTTATGAAGGCAAGTTTAAAGTCCCACACATCATTGAAGCATTCGCAACAAAAATTTTGGGGGACATCAAAGACCCATCAACAGGAGTGGTCACAGAAAAAGCTGATGCAAAGACAACCAACTTTGCTCTTATGTTTGAATTTGCTGGGGATGCTAACAAGACACGTCATATCATGTACTACTGTTCAGCAAGTCGCCCATCAAGTGGATCAGCTACTAAGAACGGGACCAACGTGAATGAACGTGAATTGAGCTTCAATGCTAGTCCCCGTCCTGGTGATCAAGTGGTGAAACGTTCCATCACATCAGCGGATGATCAAGAAGTTTATAAGAAATGGTTTGAAAAGGTCTATGAACCTAATCAAGCTTTGTAATTGAGGAGGTCTTAAATGCGTAAGAGTGTGATCATTAGTGAAAAGGAGTATGAGCTTGTAACCAATGCTTACACTCCTATCGCTTATAAGAGTGAGTTTGGTAAAGATTTCTTCCAAGATTTATTTGGAATGATCTCAAATCAAAATATCATGCAGATGGCTGAGAATGGCAACAATGAAGTTGACATCAACATGTTAGCCAATTTTGACATGACCTTCTTCAATCGCTTGTTTTGGGTTTTCACAAAATCAGGAAATCCACACATCAAGCCTTATGAACAATTTTTCATGGAGATGGAAGAATTTCCTTTGCAGGACATCGCTCCAATTCTAATGGAAATGATTAATGACACGATGACATCAAAAAAAAACCAGATAAGTCAGAATCAGCCAGTGATGAAATCTTTACAGTAGAATCATACCTTTCATGTTGTAAAGAAACTGGGCTTACAATTGATGATCTGAAGCACATTTCAATTGGAATGGCTCTGGATTATCAAACAGATTATGTGAATTTGCGCACTGAGAATAAATCAGAAACACGCAAGGCCACACAATCAGATTTTGACTCATTTTAGTCTGAAATAGAGTGCTGAGAGGAAGAATCTGAGGTCAAGTTCATCGAATGGATGGACGATTGATCACAAGAAACCTCTAGGCGCTCTTTATATTTTTATGCGAAAGGAGGAAATATGGCCGGTAATATTAAAGGGATAAAAATTGAGATTGGTGGTGACACACAGCCCCTTCAAAATGCCCTGAAAAAAGTAAATTCTGCCTCTATTGAAGCAGCAAAAGAATTGAAGAGCATTGACAAGGCTCTGAAATTTGACACAGGGAACGTGACCCTATTGGCTCAAAAGCAAGAAGTCCTTCAAAAGCAAGTCTCAACTACCAAAGAGAAGTTGGAAACATTGAGACAGGCGCAAGCACAAGTTGAAGCGCAATTCAAGAGTGGAGACATTGGAGCTGATCAATACCGTGCATTTCAACGGGAAGTTGTCCAGACAGAGAACATCCTGAAGGGCTATGAGAACAAGCTTGAAAATGTCAATAAGGCACTAGACGGAAATGGGAATGCCACAAAATCCAACCGTGAACAACTGAAAGAGCTTCAAAACGAGCAACAGCGCCTTGCAAGTGAAGGTGACAAAGTTGTCAGCTCATTCAAGTTACAAGAAAGCCAAATGGGTTCCAATGCCAGTGAAGCAGATAAGCTGGCACTTGCTGAACAAAAGATTGGGAAGCAAAGTGAGATTGTTGCTCAACAGGTCGAGAACCTTGAGAAACAACTTGCCATTGCAAAACAAGAGTATGGCGAGAACTCAACGGAAGTCAATAAGCTAGAGACTCAACTGAATGAGTCCAAGGCTGCCTTCAATGGGCTTGCTAATGAGATGGAAAATCTTGGTGAGTCAGGAAAAAAAGCCAGTGGCGGTCTAGAAGAAACTAACAAGCTTCTGAAAGCTGAGTTACTGAATCAATTCTCTGAAAAGTTATCTGAGATCAGTCAAAAGTTGGTTGATTTTGGGAAGAGCGCTCTAGATGCGTTCCGGGAAATTGATGAGGGAATGGACACTATTGTCACAAAAACTGGTGCAAGTGGCAAATCCCTTGAGCAAATGCAAGACATCGCTAAGGGAATAGCCACTGAAATGTCTACTGATTTCAGTATCATTGGGAATGCGGTTGGTGAGGTCAATACACAGTTCAAGCTGAATGGCGACGCTCTCAAGGTAACTTCAGAAGATTTGCTTAAGTTTTCCGAAATTAATGAGACTGATGTTTCAAAGGCCACAATTCAATCAAAACAAGCAATGGAGGCTTATGGCTTATCTATTGATGACTTAACAGAAATCCTTGATAACGTAACTTATGTATCTCAAGATACTTCTGTGTCAGTAGAGCAATTGATGCAAAAAGCAACTGATGGTGCTCCACAAATCAAGATGTTAGGCCTTGAATTTGGTGAAGCAGTCACTTTGATCGGTCAGCTTGAAAAAAGCGGGGTTGATTCATCATCCGCATTGTCGGGTTTAACAAAGGCGGCAGGGGCTTACACTAAAAAAGGTAAAACAATGAAAGAAGGTCTCAAAGAGACCATTGAAGCTATCAAGAACAGTAAATCAGAGACAGAGGCAATGGGAATTGCTATGGAGATCTTTGGTGCTAAGAAAGCTCCTCAGATGGTTGATGCCATTAAACGTGGGGCATTGAGTTTTGAGGAGTTAGGAAAAACATCACAAGAGTCAGCCGGACTTGTTTCTGAAACCTATGAAAGAACTCGTGACCCAATTGACAAATTCAAAACAGCACAAAATGGGTTAACGATTGTCCTGGCCGAGGTCGGTGGGGCTATAGCAGAAACATTCGCCCCAGCGTTAGATGTGCTTATAGGGCTTTTCAAAAATGTAGCAGAATGGATCAAACAACTACCTGGGCCAGTCAAAAACTTTGTTGTAGTATTTGGATCAATTGTGACCGTGGCCGGTGTACTTGCCCCCATTTTCCTTGCTCTTCAAGCTGCTGCTGTGGCTGTTGGAACGAGTATAGGAGGGCTGATAGCTGCTGCATTGCCAATCATTGCGGTGATAGCCGCTGTTGTTGTAGCAGTAACCGGAATTGTATTGGCCATCAAGCACTTATGGGAAACCAATGAGGGATTCAGGACCGCTGTTGAGACAGTCTGGAATGCTATCATGTCAGTCATCAATACTGTTGTCAAGGCTATCTCTGATTTTGTAATGCAAATATGGGGGACGCTCACAAGCTGGTGGAATGAAAATCAACAATTGATCAGACAGACAGCAGAAACCGTCTGGAACGCTATTTCAGCCGTAGTGACAACAGTCATGAATGTCCTTGGACCATTTATTGAAACCGCATGGAATAACATTTCAACCGTAATTTCCACGGTTTGGGACACCATCAAAACCGTAGTAGAAACAGCCATCAACGTGGTATTAGGCATCATTAAGACTGTGATGCAAATCATCAACGGTGACTGGTCTGGGGCTTGGGAATCCATCAAGGGAATCGCTGAAAGTATCTGGAATGGTATCAAGAGCATTGCTGAATCTGTATTCAATGCGATGGCTCAGATCCTGTCTAATATCTGGAATACTATTTCAAGCACTGCATCAAGCATTTGGAATGGTATCAGTTCAACACTATCAGGCATCTGGAATGGAATTTCAAGCACGGTCTCAAGTGTATTCAATGGAATTTCAAGCACGATTTCTGGAATCTGGAATGGTATTAGCTCAACTGCATCAGGTATCTGGAACGGGATTAAAGATACAATTGGCGGTGCTATCAATGGAGCCAAAGATCTAGTAGGAAAAGCTATTGATGGAATTAAAGGCTTCTTCAATTTCCAATTCAAATGGCCACACATCCCACTACCTCACTTCAAGGCCAGTGGATCACTGAATCCAATGGACTGGCTGAAAGGTAAAGGGATTCCAAGTATCGGAATTGACTGGTATGCCAAAGGTGGGATCTTAACCAAGCCCACAGCATTTGGCATGAATGGAAATAGCCTCATGGTTGGTGGGGAAGCTGGAAAAGAAGCAGTCCTGCCACTGAATGAACGGAACTTGAGCGCCATTGGTCGGGGCATCGCCCAAACAATGGACCCACAAGGAACCGTAATCAACATCAACATCTCTGACAACATCATCAGAGAAGAAGCTGATATTGAGAAAATCGCTAACAAGGTATCTCAGAAGATAGCTGCTGAATTGAGAAGACAGAAAGAATTGAGAGGAGCGCCTGCATGGTAAAGTACAATGAATTGATTATTGATGGAGTTGGAACTTCATCATTTCCATTTGATGTGATTGTGCTGGAAGGCCCTACAATTCAAGTAGGTCTCTCAAAAGACAAGCTATTGAGCCATGATGGAGTGAGTGGATATATTGTTCAGTCGAATCCTCACAGAGAAGCGATTGAAAAGAAATACACTCTTCAAATCATCAACCCAACAGAATTGCAAGTCCTTGAATTCGTCCAATTCCTTTCCAAAAGGAATTTCTGGCTTGAGAATCAACAGAACAAGCTCACAAGATGGTTCTGTTATCAGACAAAGGTGTCTGACACTCAGAGAGATAAAACTAAAATGTATTCTGTGGAAGTGACATTTGTTTGTCACCCCACAAAATACATGAAGAACAACGATGTTCAAACTCTCGCCTCAAATGGTGTTCTCAGGCTCCAAGGTAGCTCACTAGCGTTCCCTAAAATCACAATCAAAGGAAATAGCTCATCTGAGACCAGCTTCACAATTGGGAAGCAAACCATCAAGCTTGAACAGCTATCTGAGAGCGCTGTGATGGTAAATGATCCACAGAATCCAAGTTTCCTTGATAAGAAAGGGAATCTGGTGAAGTGGTCAGGAGATTTCATCACAATTGACGCTAACCAAAACCAGAAGACTGTTGGTGTGGTTTTAGGCCCTGGCATTCAATCACTTATTTTTGAAACAAATTGGGGGTGGTTATAATTCTATATCTATTAGACAGAAATGTTCAAACAGTGAAATGGAATGGTCAACCACTCCACGAAGCGACAAAAGCAGAAGTTGAAGAAGTAATCAACGTGAGCTACACACTCAAAGTTGACTACCCAATCACAGACACTGAAATTTATAAGAAGTTTCAGGAAGACATGCTCATCATTGCCCCCACCCCTGTCACTGGCCGGCAACTATTCCGAATTAAGGAAATCAGTGAGCAAGATGACACAGTAAGTCTGATTTGTCAGCATATCACAGAGGACATCTTCAAGCGTTCTGTTCGTCCTATCAAGGTTTCAAACTCAACCTGTCAAATCGCCTTGAATGCTATGATTTCAGCTGTTAAGACACCACTTGGGAAATTCTCTTTCACAAGTAACATCATGGACAATAGAACCTTCAACACTACAGAAGATGAAACGCTCTATAAGATCCTGATGGATGGTAAACATTCCATCGTAGGCGCTTGGGAAGGCGAGATGATTCGTGACAACTTCCTGATTGACATTCCAAAGAGTCGTGGAATTGATCGTGGTGTAGTAATCACCACACATCAAAATTTGAAGCAGTATGAACGAAACAAGAGCAGTTCCAGCATCATCACAAGACTACATCTGAAATCAACATTCAAACCAGAGGGAGCAGAAGAAGACACGGTTCTGAAAGTCACTGTGGACAGCCCCCTCATTGGTAGTTACCCTTATATCAATGAAGCCGAGTATGAGAACAATGATCTTAATACAGAGGAAGAACTGAGAAAATGGGGTGAAGCCAAGTTCAAGAATGGGAATATTGACAAGCCCACTGATCAGATCAAAATTGAAGCTTATGAGCTTGATGGGCAAACTGTCCATCTTGGTGACACAGCAGCCCTCATGAGCTTGAAGCATGATGTCATGTTGAAGAAAAAAGCTGTGGGCTATGTCTATGATGCTCTGTCAGAAGAGTATATCTCTCTTACATTCGATGACAAGGCTGGTCACGGTGGAGGCCTATCAGGCTCTAATGGAATTTCTGATGTAGCATCTGAAATCCTAGATACAGTCCAAAAAACTCAAGAGGATGATGAATACTACAAAAAATTGAAAGTATTGGTTGACAATGCTAACAGGGCTTTTGAAGACAAGGCAGGAGCTTTGGAGAAAGAGATCACTGATGGAATTGAGCAAGCCAAAGCACAAGCTGAAGTAGTCAAAGAGGAAATCTCAGCTCAAGTCACTGAGAAGATAGCAGCAGCAAACCAAGCAAACAAGAATGAAATTGTAGAAGAGTTCAAAGCTCAATACAACGGCATTGAAGTGAAAATGGAAGGCTTGACGACTACAACTAAAAAGCTTATTGAAAAAGATGTAGAAGTCAAAGAGCAAATTGACAAATTCAAACAGTCTACAGAAAGCCAATTCACTGACTTGAAAGGCGCACAATCCAGATTTGAGCAGACTACTGAGAAAGCTATTTCTGACCTAACTAATGTGGCAAATGGCAAAGCTGATAGGTCATATGTTGAGCAGACGGTGGCAGGAGTCAAAGAAGAGTTCACAAATCTGAAAGTTGGATCAAGGAACTACGCTGAAGACTATGATTTCACTCGTGATCTCTGGTTTTTTGCTCATGGCGATTCAAGTGATTCAACCGGTACAGCAGAGAATGGTATATATACCATTACAGGCAATACCAACACTTGGAAACAGGCACAGTTATTTTCTAGTACCGCACCAAGCTGGGCAACTTCAAAAACAACTGCTCTGGATTATCTAGAAAAAGGCGAACCTTACACAATTTCATTCTACGCTAAAAGAAATAGCGGTTCAGGAACAATGTGGGCTTCATTGCGTGAGAATCGCAAATCTGGAGACAATCCAGAAAGAATCTATGCTCAATTTCAGTTAACTGATGAATGGAAGCTGTACAAAGTTTCTGTACCAGCGCTAGAGAAAAGCGATGAGTTTGATTTTTGGCGCATCATTATCGGCTATAGTGAAGCAGGTTCGATTTCATTCAAAAAGGTGGAATTAACACAAAGCACTACTAGAACAGATGCAGGACCAGCCCCAGAAGATCAAGAAGCTATTGTCACAAATGCTTCAGCATCATTTGAACGTACCGCAAAAGGACTTAAAACACAAATCACAGCACTTGAACAGTACACTGGGGAGAGTGGAATCCTTGAGTCTAGGCTAAAACGCTATACAGAAGAGCAAACAAGCAATACCCTGAAGACAATTCGTGAGAATCTATCTGAGAATTACATTTCTAAGAATAAGTACACAGAAGATTCTGAGGGGATCACAAGAAGGATCGAAGCTCTAGGAAGTCAGATCGACCAAGAAAACCTTGTTAAATTAGCTGACAGCTTAACTGAATATACAGCGCCCAACAATGGCACAACCAGAATTACATCAGTAGAGAACGGGATTTTCAAAATGAAAGTTTCCGGATCTCCTGCAAATTCTTATACATTTGCAGGTCCAACATTCCCACTGTATATCAACAAGATGACTCAAGGTGAATACTACTCATTAGGTTTTGAATATCAAGTGAGAAGTGATGTTGAATGTGATAAAGGAATAGCAGTTACACTCAAACGACATTCAAATAATAAGCAAGTGTTTGGGAAGAGTTTTGCAGATAAAACAACAGCAAAAAACACATGGCTGAAAGCTGAGTTCACATTCCTAGCAACTGATTTTGAATTTGATACCTCTGGAAGTTTTCCACTATACTTCTATGCAGTCAACAATGCACACTTTTGGATTCGCAAACCAATATTGGTCAAAGGGCCAAAAGTCCCTCCATACAAGCCAAACAGCTTGGACACAATCAACTCACGAATTGAGAGCAAACTTGCTGAATACAAGCAGACTGTTGATGGTCAATTCTCAACATTCTCAACTGAGTTTGGGAATAATCTGAGATATGCAACAGAAGGACTAAACAATAAGCTTGCAACTCAGGAGCAGGCACTTACAACCAAAATTGAAGAGCAAGCACACTCAACAGATGTCAAACTGGCAACTCAAGCAGATGAGACAAACAAGAAATTATCTAGTCAAAATTCTGTCCTCAATGACAAGTTAGATGATTTCAAGGACAGCATCAACGGGCGCTTTGCGAATTATCAGCAAACAGTTGATGGGCAAGTGGCAACGATCATCAGCCAATTTGATGGAGTTTTGAAAAAAACAGACATCAACATCACAGATGGTCAGATCTCATTTGGCACAGGCAAGAGCATCAATGGAAGGACCATCAGCTCCTTGCTTGTGCAAGAACCGGAAGCTATTGCCTTAATCGCTCAATTGATCAAGGTTAAAGGTGACATGGTAGTTGATGGCTCAATCACAAGCAGGCATCTGGCATCTCAGAGCGTTCGAACAGGACACATGGAATCTGGATCAGTAACCACTCAGATTCTGGCCAGCAATGCAGTGACAGCAGATAAGCTACTAGTTGACTCTGCTATGATCAACAAACTTGTATCAAACCAAGCCTTCATCAGAGAACTAGCTTCACAGAGAGCCTTCATCACTCAACTAACATCTGTGGGAATTTCCGCAAATGATATCCGTGGAGGAAGACTGACAGCAAATTCTGGTGTATCTAGTTTTGATTTAGACAATGGACGATTGTCATTCTACGATAACTTCACAGGAGTTTTCCGGGATCAAACAAATGCTTCTAGCCAAGGGCTTTTCTTCCGGAATGATGATGTAACGATAAACGGAAGACGCTACATCAATTCAAAAGCCATTATAGGTGCTGACCGTCGTGACAACGACATCAGAAGTCACTGGGATCAAGGTGGATTCAATGGAATGATTGTGGATACCATCAAAGGAGTAGGAACAGGAGATCATGACAACGCAGATAAGGTGACGTTTGTAGGTGATAGATTTAACTTTACTCACTCTTATAATTATGACCAAGCCACGGGGAGCAGTCCTTATGGTTGGAGAATAACCACTTGGGGAGGGACAACAATTGCTCCATACGGTACCAACGGAAGGAACACCAACATACAAGCTGGCGACTTCCTACTTATTAACAATGGGAACAGCGGTGTGTGGCTCAGACAAGCTTTGAGAACTCTCAGAACAGCGCTTCAGCACTTTGTCAATGCTGGCTTTGCAACAGATGACTTCACCCCTCAGAATGGAAAACCAATGAGAACAGCCCTCCATAGTTCCATTAGAAATGCAGTAGCTAATTCATTAAGAGATTTTGATAAATTCGGAATCTAGAAAGGTAACAAAAAAATGAAAGAAAATACTTATGTATCAATCATCACAGATCTAGCTAATCAATTGGCTAGTAAATCAATCAATGAAGCTGAGTTCAAGGCACGATTGACTGAATCACAGCAGGAGAAAGAACAGCTCATCAAAGAGTTAGAAATCTATCGCTCTGTTCTAGAATCTGACAAAGATTTGAAGGACCTATTTGAAGAAGTTAAAAATAAGAACGAGGTAAATGCTTAATGAATTATAAAGTACAGTTCAAATCCTATGATCCCGTAGCTAATGCAACAAAGATTTCCATCAAACAAGATTATCCTTACCGTGTATTTGAAGAATCCCTTCCAAATAACCGCATGGGAGATGAAGAAGCAACCCTTGTGGATGCTGTTCTAAATCTTGTACGGATGGAACTAGACCCTTCTGGCGCTATTGTGGCCCTCAAGAAAGAGCTTGACAAATCTGTTGATGCCAATAAGAACGCTATTCAGAAAATTCAAGAACTCACTCAGGAAAACGAAAAGAAAGATGTCCTAATTCAAAATAACAAAGCACTTGCTGACTGGTCTGTTCTTGTAGCTGTGACCAATCAAGACAATCCACTGGATCCAACACTCTACAAGCGAGCGCTTGAGCTTGTGGAAGCTGCTCAAGTAGGCAAGACCTACAAACAGCATGATATTTTCACCTTGGTTGATCCAGACCACACTGAAAAATTCAGTGAAGGGAAACGTGTTCTTGTTCAAGTCAACTATGATTTCACCTACAATGGCGAATCCATCAAAGACTTGAAAGGCCCACTTCTTCAAAACGGCAAGCTTGCAATCTACAATTGGGAAGTACCAAAAGAAGAGAAGCAGAACAAGCCATCAGGAGACCTTGAGACTCAACCAGTAGCACATCCTGAATCTTAATTGATAGGAGTGTGATTGATGTATCAAGAACCAGATGGAATCTTTGGAATTATTGAAGTAGTACGTGATTTTTATGATCACGGGATTGATGAACACATGATTGTGTTCATGTTCATGGCCATTGTTGCTCTAGATATCGTCATAGGAGTATCTAGAGCGTGGGCCTATCACGAGTTTTCAAGTCGCAAATGGAGAAAAGGGCTAGTAAGTCATACAGCTATGATCTTAATTGTAGCCATTGGCTATCCATTCGCTCTATATATGAATCTTGGACCCGTAGTTGATGCCTTTATTGTCGCAATGATGGCAGCATACGGTTCCAGCATTCTTGCCAGTCTTTCAGCTTTAGGAGTTGAAATTCCTGGCCTAGATCGTCTTGTGAAACAAAATATTGATCATGAAAAATTTTTGTTAAAAGATGGCTTGGAAGAGCCTAGTAAACTAATCAAAAAAGGAGAAAAGAAAAATGAATCAAATCACTGATATTGTAACAAGTAGCGCAATGAGTATTTTTGTAATTTTGGTTGGAATTGTTGTTCAGGCAGTCAAGAAATATCTCTTGACTCGTGGAGGAAAGAAAGCTCTTGAAGTTGCTGAAATCCTTGCAAACAACGCTGTGAATGCTACTGAACAAGTAGCAGGAGCATTGGACATCCACGGCAAGGATAAAATGGAGCATGCTAAGACTAGCTTGATCGAAGGTCTAGAAGCATATAACATCAATTTGACAAATGACCAATTGAACACATTCATTGAAGCCGCTGTGAAAAAAGCCAATGAACAATGGAAGAAATGAGGTTCAAAAATGGTAGCAACAAATGATATTTTAAGTTTTTCAGAATCTTTGGCCAATCAAGGTGTTGGAACTGATGCAGATGGTGCATACGGAACCCAATGTGTAGACCTCCCAAATTCAATTTCTATCAACTTTTTCGGAAAAGCTCTCTGGGGAAATGCTATTGACCTACTTAATTCAGCCGCTGGGTTAGGGTATGAAGTAGTATATGATGCAGTAGGAGTCAATCCACGAGCAGGGGCCATTTTCGTCATGGATACACAATATCTATATGGTCATCCTTACGGTCATACAGGTATTGTGATTGAAGACAGCGATGGAGTCACTATGAGAACTATTGAACAGAATATTGATGGCAATGCTGATTCCCTTTATGTCGGAGGTCCTGCACGATATAACACACGCAACTTTGATGGGATTGTTGGATGGTTCTATTTCCCAACTGATGACACATCTGTGACATTTGAACAGCCAGAACCATCAGAACCATTGACAATTGAATCAAGTGGTTTCAATCCAGAAACAGGAACATTCACTGTTGAAGTATCTGCTCTAAATGTACGAGCTGAAGCAGGTCTTGGAGCTGAGATTGTAGCTGTGTATAGTGTAGGTCAAGAAATCAATTATGATGGATGGATTGACAATGATGGCTACATCTGGATCACATACATTGGCGGTTCTGGAAATCGTAGATATGTGGCTGTAGGACAATCCGAAAATGGACAACGCATCACAGACTTTGGATCTTTTAAATAGATCTCTGTGATTTGTAGAATAAGAGGATTTAGATGAGCGGAAAAAATTCAACTAATCTGAAACAGACAAAAGGCGGGGAAGTCATCAAGCAAGGTGACTCCTCATCTATCTTTGAATATGAATTATTAGACTATGATGGCAACAAATTCAGCTCTCTGGATGGTAAAAACGCTAAGATCAAAATAGCAAATGCCAAAGGAAAAAAGACAATTGAAACTGTTGTAGAAAATTCTAAAATTCAGTTCAAACTTGAAAAAATTCTACCTGCTGGCATCTATCAAGTCGAGGTTGAATGTGATGGTTTTATCTTCCCTAGTGATAAGAGTGCTAAAATTGATATAATTCAATCTATTGAAAATTATCAAATAAGCAACATAGTTGAAATTGATAAAGTCAATATTCAGGAAGAAATAGCTGCATACATAGCTACACATCAAATTCAACCATACAATGACAGCCAAATCATCAAGAGAATTGAAACACTGGAAAATAGACCACAAGCACACCCAGAGGTGGTTGACTTAACAAACTATTTGACATCAGATCAATCGTATCAAACATTTGTGACCTATAGCACCCTTCAATCTCAGATGACAACCAACATCAAGGAAAAGCATCTAGAACTTGGAATTGATGCCCTGATAGATGAGAAACTAAAAAATGGCGGTGATTCATTCATCACTGGCCATCAAGCAGAAAACATTTTTGCTTCAAAACAAGAGCTTGCTGCTATCGTTTCACGAGTTCAAGCGATAGAAAATAAAGCATAG